GGTCTTTCTCTGTGCTGCCAGACGAGCACCCATACCTTTGTTTTCCTTTCCACCCTTATCAGATGAATTGTTAACAGAAGCACCTGTACCCTTCTGACCTGTAGCATTCTTACCATCAGCTCCTGCATTGGAAGCATCAAACCAAACAGGATATTTGGTCTTGAGCTCACCGATGATAGACTTAAGGTCTGTATCATCAGACATCTTGGAAAGAGCTAAAGTAACAGCATCATCTGCATACTGAGGAAGTACACCAAGCTGCATTGCTTCAGCCTTAGCCTCTGCAACCATTGCTCTCTGTTCTGCCTCTGCAATCTTAGCTGCCTGAGCTGCTGCCTCTTCGTTAGCTTTCTGTTCATCTGTTTTCTGACTCTGAATAAAAGCCTTAAACATATTTACCATCTTGCTATCGTTAGGGTCAATACCCATTTCCTTGAAAGCAGCATCTCTTCCCTGTCGCTTTTCCTTAGCCATCATACTGGAAACCTGCTTCTGAGTGAAAGTCTTTTCAGTACTTCCAGAACCAGAAGTATTCTCTGAACCAGCATCAGACCCTGTATCATTCTGTGCATTCGCTTCTCCAGTTGTGTTGGTATCATTACCTGCACCAGTCTGGTCTGCGGTATCAATTCCGTCTTTCTTGTTTTCTGTGTCAGCCATTTTAACACCTTTTTACCTTTCATCATAAAATTCCGTGATAACCACGGTGTTATAGTATATCCTAAACTATCGAGTTAGGTACCGGCTCACTGAACTAAATTTAATTAACCTTTTCGCTTGACTTCTAATTACTGACAATTCTAAATGATTTTATGCTTAACAGCTCATACAATAGTGAAGTTCAATTTGATTTTATCTCCGGTTTCTGTGTCGGTCACTGTTGAACCATCATACTGCTTCATAAGTTCAAACCTACGGTCATTCAGGTCCTTACGTAGCTTATTGAACTTATTTTGCTGTTGCCTCGGTATTGGTTTGTTTTTATTTCTCATAACCGAAAGCTGTGCAAACATTCTCTGAGTTTTCTTTTTAACCTCACGAGATTGTTGATTATCTACCTGTACGTAATGTCTTTCTTGACAATCCGGACAATCGAAATACGTTAAGAATATTGAGCGTCCATTTTCATCTTCGTACATTTTATCGAATGTAATATTACCGGGACCAATCGTAAAAACTGATTTACATTTCTTACATTCAACTTTAGCAGTCATTGTACCTTGATTTATTTCCATTTTCTCTCTCACCTTTCTATTATACCATAAAGTAAGTTATAAGTCAATACTTATTTTGAAAATTTTTGATTGTTTTCTCATAAACCTAAAAATCAGACCATCTTTTTGGACCCATATCAGGCCCTTAAAGAGGCCTTCAATTTTCAGACCTATATTTTACCGACTGATATTCTTTCAATCGAAACTGGAAGAACTGAGAGGCCCCAGGAGGGAGGCCTCACAATCTTCAATCCGAGACAAATCTCTGTATGTCCGGATATTCAATCGGGTTTTCAAAAAAGCCAGCCAAATCATTCCTTGCCTTATCTTCATCTATTGCGACTTCAAAATCACATTGGCCGTTTGGGTGGTCAAGTGGTAATTCTTCTGCCTTATAGAATTGACCATCCCTATCCATACATAATTCACAAGCATTAGCTCCATCTGCATGCCAGATATATCCGGTAACAAATGGATTGTCTTTTGTAAGAGACACCAATGTTTGCTGATAGGAATGTTGAAGCATTGTTCTGGCCAGTCTCTGAGCTTTCCAATCAACTTGATTATTACCGATACGAGCAATATGTATTCTACCATTAGCATCTGTATATTGTTTCACTGTCCAACCAAGATGCTGACCTGGATTGAGATACTTTTCAAGTTGTTTGGCTATATCATACGGTGATTGATTTAATGCTATTCCTCTGCCAATAATTGAGTATATATCTTTGAGATTTCCATCTGCTAAATTCCATACCCTCTCACTTAAAGGTTTTCCATTCTGATACAAATTACCAGAAAGTATACTACGAATAGCACTGTCTTTAGATGCTGACATTTTATAGTCAAGAGCATTTGTACTCAAACCTAAAGAACTTAACCACCTCTGATTTGTTCTTACAACAACCGAACCCATATTATTTACATTTGAGTTCACTTCGTTGTTTATCTCTGCTGACAACTGTCGACTAGCGTTTCTAAGCTGATAATAAAGTTCAGCCATTTGCCTCTGTTCATTCTGTGAGCCAGGAATACGGGAGAGGCGATTAGCCTCTTCCCTAACTTCCTTTGCCCATTCATTGTAGGATTTCCTTATGGCCTTCTCTTGTCTTTTTGTTAATTCATCACGGGCCTCGATTGCATCCTTAAAGAACCAATCAGCCGAGGACATCTTTTACTTTCTCTTCGTCCTCTAACAGCTTACGAGCAAATGTTTCGTCCAGGCCCATAGACTGCATTATGCTCACAGCCTGATTTATGTTTAATAAACCTGACTTATACTGCTGTATAATTCTTATGAGAGACGTTGTCTGTGTAGCATTCAATTTGGTAGTCTGTCTCTGAAAACCAGTATATCTCTGACCACCAGAGAAACTTGAAGCTGCATCATTCACATCACCGGTACTCTCATTCGGTACATCGTGTGTACCATCGTCTGACATATCATCAGTTCCATCTGATTTGATACTATTTACACCGGCCATATTAAAATCATCCACACCAGGATTGATGAACTTATTGTCACCATTATAGCCATTATTCAAGTCAAACGAACTATCGTCGAGTATCTGTCGCTCAAGAGCAATCTGCATCAATTCATCATTTACTTCATCGTCAGTCAAATGATACCAACGTTTCATATATGACTTCTTTGACATTACAGCTGCTTCAACCTCAGCAAGATTGGTTGTCTTTTCCTCTATCTCGTCCTCAGGTAAAGGAGTATTCTGCTCTACAGAAATTTCATAGGCTACCGGAGTAACAATATCATCTGTGTACTTCTTGATACAGTTCGGATAAATCATACTACCCTGTATGATAATATCAACCATAGACTGAAGTCCAGGACCCCAAACTTTCATCTTCTCTTTACACCTAACAATCAACGGCCAATAGATAGCCTTGAGTGCTTTACCAGATGTAATTGTACCAGACATTGTTTCATTTGTTATGTTCGGCATATCAACCTGTTCATAACCGGTAGTCTTAATTCTTTCAAGTGAAGTTTTCAATGCTTCACTATAATGCATCTGTGGTTCGAGAATACCAACCTGAGTATGAGCATTCTCAAGGTTCTGGTCTGAACCTAAATCCCATAATGCACCGGCTGCTGTTGACAAATTCTTTGTGGAGTTATTCTCCATATCAACCACATACTTTGTAGGGTTCATTGACTTTCTTTCTGCATCACTATCAGCATTTGAAAGTTTAGAATACCACATTTCATAGTCCATAAGTAAATCAACTTCAGACTCACCAAGTGTCTCACCTGATAAACCATCATTGATAATTACTACAGCCGGGATGAAATTCAGCTTTGTAGGTTGCTTCTCTGTCACAACCTCTATCTGCTGACCGGTACCATCATACATGATTTCCTCGATGTATGCGAAACCATCATCTTCCAAAGTAAATTTCTTCTTGAACACTCTTTTATCAACCTGAACCGTAGAGTCTTTAGCTACAGTAAAGCTGACAAACTTTGTAAGTACATTGGGATTTCCCAATTTTGTTTCATAGATAAACTGCATTGATGGTAAGAACGTAATTGTCACACCATCTTCCTCATTGAAGTTTACCAAACAACCAACTCTTTTACCGATAAAGCAATCACGAGCTGCTTTAATCAGAATATCCTCAAACTTATTTTTACTGAGGATTGTATCAAGTAGGTCGTTCATAATTGTAAGAGCCTGCTTTGACTCAGGAGTTGTTTTACCGACATCCCCTTTCGGTTCAACCTTAATATCAGGCTGCTCAGCGAAGAGGAACCTGGCCTCTTTATTTATGAGTGAAGCAGACATCTTGTACTTCAGTCTTGCCGGAACATAATCTCCATTAGTACCCTCTACGTTAAAGTTCTTACCTTTCTTGTAGATTTTATAGTACTTACAGATTTCATCTATCTCGTCAAGAACATCCTGTACACCTGTTTCTACTTCAGCCCTTATCAAGGCATAAGGTATTCGGTTGTAAACCCTGAGGAACTCAGTAGACTCGTCAACCAGAGCAACCTTTTCCTCTTCGTTAAGCTGTCCCACCTGATTACCTCCTTAAATATGCTGATGAACTGAAACCTGTATATTTGATACCTCCAAGACTTACCTGGATGTAAAGCCACTTAACTCCATTGGCTACTGAATAATAACCAAAATTCTGAACCTTTGTTCCATTTGGTATCTTAACCAAAGCCTTTTTGTTTGTA